TTGAATCGACATAGTCATCGTGGTCACCGAACGGAAACGCGGCGCACTCTTCTATAACCTCTTCCGCAAACGTTTTTTTTGGCGCCCATATAATTCCTGATTCAAATAACGGGGCCACGCTGTTTACCCTCGTATGTTTATCATTTCCTTTCGACGGTGTAAAGTTTATAACAGGTATGCCCATCTTTTGCAACTCATGAGTTAACGGCAACCCGGATGCCTTCGCCTCAATGAGAACCACTTCCGGTTCCCAGTACTTGTACTCCTCCATGGCCTTCTTTTTCAGTTCGGGAAAGTTCCATCGGTCCTTTTTTGCGTCCAAAAGGATTAAGGAATCCCCTTTTCCGTTATCCGGGTTAAATACGCCCCATGTCGTAATTGCGCTGAAGTCAGCCGTCTCCTTTGATGAAAAGGCGGTGTCGTATGACTGAATGATGTACTTTAAGTTAGGAATGTCTTTTTTCTCCCACGTTTTCCACCATTCACGCTTTATAAGCGCTCCTTCCTCGGATGTTGGCGCCTGCATCCACTGCGCGTTCCATTTTGTGAGCGGAATGGACGATTTTACACCCATTAACCCTTTCATGGACCAAAAATTGCCCCACATGGGTTTTTCGTTTATGACGGCAGGAAATTCAACAACTTCCCACTGATCCGTCATGTCATCCTTGGCCTGGGCCTCGAGCAGCTTTCCAGTAAGGTCTTTTACAGACCATCTGGTCATTACAAGCACAATCGCGCCACCAGGTTGCAAACGTTGCCTAGGACCAGAAGTATACCACTCGTAATGAGACTCAAGTACAGAAGGGCTAAGCGCATCCTGCTCTGAGTGAGGATCATCAATAACAAGAAGATCAGCACCACGGCCGGTAATTGCGCCACCAACACCAGCAGCAAAATACTCCCCGCCATGATTTGACTCCCAACGTCCAGCAGCCTTAGAATCAGCCGCAAGGGTAACATTAGGAAATACTTTAGCGTATTCATCGGATTCCAGTAAATTTTTTGTTTTTCTTCCAAAACGAATGGACAATTCGCCCGTATGGGTTGTTTGTATCAGCTTTGCCTTTGGATTTCTACCCATAAAGAACGCCGGAAAGAGATGTGACGCAAATTCGGATTTTGTGTGCCTTGGGGGCATGTTTACGATCAAACGCTTCAATTCTCCATTCGCAACGCGATTCAGCTTCTCAGCATAGACCTTGTGATGGTGTCCCTGCACGAAATCGGGCCAAACCATCCTAACAAACTGCAAAAAGTCCTTTTGCCCCTTTTCCTGCCTCTCAACCAAGGCTTTACGGAGAATCAGCTTCAGGGTATTCGTATCCAAGGATTCTAGATTAGAAACGTTTTTCATTTTTTAAAAATTTTTTAATTAGGGTACCTTATATCACATCTAAAACGAATTTTCAACAGATTGTCACTGTCAAACAGTGTTCAGCTTTTTTCAAAGCATGCTTTTTGTAAAAAGGGGGGGTTGGGGGGTCTATGAGGTGGATTGTAGACCGGGCGGCGAGCGGAGCGAGCCGCAAAGAGTAATGCCCGGGCGAAGTTATCCACAGGTTATTAACAGCTTATCCCGGGCGAAGTTATCCACAGGTTATCCACAACTTTCTTTAAATAATACAATTCACTGTTATTTAGCTATATCAATCACAATCAATTAATATAATGTAATACTTGTTTAATCAAATCACAAGGAGAATTAGAAATGAATAAACATCAATTTGTAAGAAAAGTTAGAACTAACACATTCAAGGTTAGATTTAACAATGCACGAGGTGAAGATAAGAAAGTCCGTTGTGCAATTCTTGGTGACTTAATGAAGCACAAGCAAGTTGACCCAACTGCACCAACAAAACAGTATGATGGTCAAAGAATATTACTTTACAATGTTCTAACTAATCATTGGTTTGTTGTTGATTGTGGTCAAATACTAGAGCTTACTGTTCATAAGCACCATAAAGCTATTAACAGAATGGGGTTATTCAATGCCTAAAGGTAGAGAAATCATAACTGTTAACAATACAAACATTACTCCACTAATCACAGAATTAGTGGAGTATGTTAAAACTCAAAAAGCCATTGAGGGTATCGAACTTCAGGATTTAATTAAAATGCCTAAAGCAAATCACCCTGACTGGAAAATCATCTGTGGTATTTTATGCAATGCCATAGTCGAATGGGCAGCAGAAAATAAAGAGGAAGGGGGAAAAGATTTATTGGCTCATTTACAGAATGATGTAGGATATATCCTGCAAAAACTAGGTTTGACTTAATCATTCCTTGATGATTGGAAAAGGGCGTTAGCAATAACGCCCTTTTTTTATGCCCAATGTTCACGACCCGTTCCAGCGGGATCCCCGGGAACTTCCAGGAATTTTAATATCCCATATTATAATGTTAAGGGGAGTTTGGGGAGTTTTGTCCCGCGGGCGCCTGTCGCCCGGGAATGTGGATAAGCTGTGTGTAATGTGTGTATAGTGTAAGGGGAGTTTGGGGAGTTTCACCCCAAACCCTATATTTATGCTCGAATTGTGGTAAAGACCACGCTTCTGGTCAGTTTATCGAAACCGTTCCGCAAAACGAGAAACAGAGAGGTCAGTAAACCGATTGCTTCACTCTATTTCTATTATTAATATAACATCTACGAATCCAACTTACAACCCCCAATTAAATTATCTTGTGGATAACTTTGAGAAGTATAATGCTTGACGAAGACGCCCGGCGCCCGGTGCGTCCCAGCTCCGCGATCCACGCACCAATATACTTGGGTCGTAATCTTCAGGGAGTTCTGGGGAGTTTACAGGAGATGCTGCAGCAGCTGGTAGCCCAAATAGCAAAAAATGGCTATTTTCAGCGGTATTAATAGTGTCAATAAGTGGTCCATATTTCTAACCAGGACTATATCACATCCCGGCCTGAAAGTCAAGAAGAGAATTGGCGGAAATCAAGGAAAAAATTAAAAAAGAAGCTTGACTAAACCCCGGGCGCGCCCGGTGCGCGTAAGAGTTATCCACAGGTTATCCCGGTCTTTGGGTAATTAGGTCTTGACGGGAGTTTCGGAGTTTTGCGAATCATGTTAGTACATTACTACTGATTGCAGGGAACCCCTACTCCTCCTCTAGAGGTTAATTTGCTATTGCATTATCAACCTCGGTAGTTTCGGCATTTCTGCCGAATCTATTTGCTCTGTCTACATTTTCCCTCATCTGTGGAACTATACCATTATAGTGTCCAAGTATGGTTTCCAATGTAGCATTGTTTTTGTTTAATGCTTTGGTAATGTCCATTATGGCATTAGTAAGCATTTCTATCTGCTCATCAGTCATTTTTACTCCTCTCTAGTTCTATTTCTAATGAACTAATGTATGTATACACTATTTTGAACAAAAGTCAACCCCTTAAATTAATTTATTTTATGGGATACTATTTTATCCCATAAAGTATTTACGGGATACTTCCCGTGTCAACCGACTGGTTTTCCCGGGCGCCGGGAACTGGCTACACAGGACACGCCAGTCTTGGATCTTGGGTAAAATGGCTGTTTTCCGGGAGTTTTGGAGCTTGAGCTGGGCTGTAACCTGCAACCAGGTGGCAGCTGCGTGCTTCCTGTCCTCCCGGGCGAAAAATAATGGCTGATTTCCGCCCTTTTCCAACCGTGAAGTCAGTCAGGAACGCACCGGGCGCCCCGGTCGTTCCAGCTCACCTATATCTTGTGCCTGAATGTCGAAATATATACCATATGAGGGGAGTTTCGGAGTTTGAAGCTCCTGTCAGGATGTCAGTGGCCAGGATCCCGGGAAACAGGACTGCATATCGTGGCACAATTTATCCGAATATACTATATGAGGGGAGTTTGGGAGTTTGATCCACTCGTTTCCCGGCGCCCGCTGCGGGCCCGGTGGAGAGTTATCCACAGGTTATCCACAAAACTAAAGTATTACGAGGGGAGTTTCGGAGTTTCAAGCACCGCGGAGCGCAAATCAAGGTCCGCGAGCCGTCCTTCGTACAACCCGGGCACTTGGTCCACTGTTTTTTGGCCGAGGTGCTCGGTCCACGCACCCGAAAACAGTTTAACGTAGTCCTTGGTTCTCGACCCAGCAAGGATGAATATTGGAGCGTTCAGCCTGGCATGACGCATATTCCACCCTATTTGAAAGGGTGAGAGCTTTATCTTCTTATTATGCTGGATTAACTTCAACTCAATCGTAAAGAATCCTGTAACATTGTGAAATATTAGGCAATCAGGGAATCCTGGTGTAACATAACTTTCAAGGCGTGAAACAATGTAATCACCACCTTCTAATAATCTCTTTACATTCTTCCAAAAAGTTGTTTCCGGTTTTACGGTCATACTTTTTCTTGTCTTTTACTATCCTCTGCTTGTACTGGGGTGATGTCCTTAATTCCTTCGCTACCGGATTTCTCTTCGACCGAAAGGACAGTTTTATCTCCCTCTTTTTTAAATTTTCCATCTAGTCCTAACTCTTTCAATTGTTTTAAAACGTCTTCACGGGACATAGAATCAATACTTCCTGTCCTGATTTCTTTGCGGTCAATGTACAGTCCTGCGGCCTGCCCTCGCAACCGCTCAGCGTTAACAGCAGCACTATAAGACTTTTCTTGTAGTGATTTCTCACGCAACCTAGCCAACTCCTGTACATGCTTGTTTAA